AAATCAATCCACTGTGTTTGATGAGTGATGAGTCTGTTCTTTTGTTGAATGTTCCTGAGAAACAAATAGCAGGTAGTTGTTTCTTTAGTTCGTTACGCTCAGGTTTTCTTTTCTCTGAACGAATCTTCTTAACCAATTCTTTGGTCGCTCCTTCCTTGATACGATTGAGTATCGTATACACGTCTCGATAGAACGGAGTCGAAGTCTCCTTGATATTCTTGAATATCGTTATTTCTGATGTCATAATAATGTTGATTTGATGTCGATTAAATTAGCCTCTTTATATCTTATTCTAACTAATGTCGAAAATGTCGATTTTGAAACTGAAATGTAAAGGTAAAAAATAATTATAGATAAAGAAATATATATAGAGAATATAGAAATATATTTCTGACATTTTCGTCATGGCTTAGAGAAGAAAAAAGGGAAACAATTTGTCTCCCTTTCTCTCATCTCTATTGGTATAGATTAGAATGGCAGGTCTTCATCTACAGGCTCTTGTGTTGCAGGAGCAGGTGCTTTGGCTACAGCAGGTGCTGATGCTTGAGCATTACCTTTAGGCTCGAATGTATCTAACTCTACATAAGCCTTACCCGATTGGGAATAGTTTACATTAAGATTTACCCACCCATTTTTTGTGTGGTTCTTAATGAATGCGATAGCCTCATCTGCTTTGATAGATAGGTTACCTACTACCCACTCAGGGGCATTGTCTCTTCTTTTGAAAGAGAATCCGTCTGCGAAAATTTTTTCTTTCTGTGACATATTACTTTTTTTTATTGCCCTAATCCTTGATGCATCCGATGTAACGCTTAGGGCATACCCTACACCGAATGTTTAATCTAATACTTCTTCTATAAAGTAGTCAGCCAAATCTCTAGTTGGATTCTCTCCAAAGAATGTGTGGTAGACTTCGATGGCTCTAGATACTTTATCCTCGCCTCTCTTAACAAACTCTTCTGAGGGTCTAAATATACCCATCTGTCCTGTACCTTTGTCGATGACGTAGAATACCAATGGCTTATTGAAGAGTTGCTGATAAATGTAACACTGACTATCATAATTATATTTGCGTGCTGAATATTTAAACTCGTGTATGCTACTCGTTGTCTTTAAGTCAATCAATATATCGTCGCATACAATATCTGCTTTGCCTTTCCACATGATACCTTTAATCTCTGCTACTGCAGGCACTTCATACTGATTACTTTCTCTGTAAATGTTATCAAACATATATAGGTTTGATTTCATTTGGCTAACTAGGTTCTCAATCTCTAGCTTCTCCTTCACTAACATTGCGATAGGCAAGTCATTGTCAATTAAGAATTGTTTATACTCCTTCGTTGTGCGTGTAGATGTGTCAACAAACTTCATATCCTTAGCCTTGTCAGGCTCGATTAATAGTTGGTGGAAATACCTACCATCCAAAAAGTTTTTGTTGTCCTCTCTGCTTACGCCAAACATCTTAGGATTAGTAAGCAATGCTCCTATGTCAGAGTTAGAAAGATAGTTCTTCCCAACCCCTCCATAGTAATTGCTATCATCCTTCAAGAGTTCTATTATATTCTCCATTACTTAACCAATGATTTAAGTTCCGTCTTAACCTCTGCTGAAAGTTTGTACTTCTTCTCTAGGTTCTTGATGATTGTAGCACTACCTATTTCCTTGTTGGATACTGCATAGTTCTTAACCTTCTCCCAATTACCATCACCGATTACTAGTTCGGTCTTCTCAACCATCATTGGTCTTGTAGGTGTAGCTACCACTAACTCAGGTAAGTCTTCGCCTGTCCATAGTTGAATGCCTAAGCCATGCATAGCGATTGCTTTAACCGTTGAACGCTGAATAGTTTTGTTCACGTCGAACGATGTAACATCTCCCACAGGTATAGCTTTGTTTCTAAAGTCCATGATTGGAAGATAGTCAATGTGCTCTAGTTCTCCGATTGTAATGCCAACCTTAACATAGGCTGTGTTACCATCTGTGAAATAGTTCATCCCTGTAAATGGGCTTTCGTATACGTTACGTTGTGCCTCAGGATACTCATGCTTTAGAATGCTCCAAGCATACGCCCAAGATAAATAATCTTGATTGCCCTTGCGTTCTACTTTGTCTCTGACATTGATTGCGTTTAGCTTTGCAAACGCTGATTGATTGTTACTCATAATTTAATTGATTTAATTTAGTTGATAATTCATGATACCTAGACATTATCATATCTCTCTGCTCTCTGAGTTTCTGCATTTGCTTCTCGCTCCTAGAGTTGTTTACGATGTCCCTCATTTTAGACTGAATAACATCTAGCTTTCTACGATAATTAGACAAAGATACAGAGTACGCTCCATACTTCCAACCTTTATTTAAAAATATTTCGTACTGCTCAGGTGTTATCTCCTCGTAAAAATCTCCGTTGATTGCTATGTTGTATATGTACACCTCTAATGTTTCGGTATCGGCTACTATCTTTACACCATAGGATATGTATTCGCTGCGTTTTGCATTGAAAAATTCTACAGAGTTAAAGTCCTTGCTTGCCTCTGTCAATATCTTTACTAGTCTATTGTCACGCATTCCTCGATTGATTTAACTACCGTCTTGTAGTCCCTATCTTCTAACATTCTATCTGATGCTGATGATATACCATAGATGATAGCTGAATGATTGATTGCGTATCCGTTCTCATTCATATAGTCCTGAATGTATTTGATACGCATTGGTCTAGTGTAACACAAGTAGTAAAGCATGTGCCTAGCATCTACGCACTCACGCTTCTTTGATTTACTGAATAGTTCTTCCTTGCTTAGATTGAATCGGCTCGTGACCTTGTCTACGTACTGATTAAAAATGTCTGTTTTCATTTGATTGATTTAATTCTTTGGCAAATCTGATTGCCTCTCCGAATGATTTAAATAAATTAGTTAATTGGTTTGTGTCTTTGAAGACACTCTCTTTGTACTGCTGATGTTGATAGTCATCATCATCCATTGTATCCTGCAGATGCTCCTGCATCTCCAAGAAATGTTGCTTTGTTTTCGACATGTTGATTTGATTTAAGTTTGGTAGCTAGTGTGGGACTCGAACCCACAGAGGATAAACTTTACCGGAGTCTATTGCCCTCTACCTATCTAGCTATATACAGGAAGGTGTTACCCTTCCTGTGTTGTTTGCTTCTCACTATCCTTTGCTATCATTAGCAGGATTAGGTATCCACACAAGTCCATTAGTGTATCCTCCGTCTCGTCATTCACTCCTCTGTTCTTGATACGTGCTAGCTTGTCATCAATGCGTGCACATAGAGATTCCGATGGCGTGCCCTTGCTAAATATATTTAGTGGTGTCAATGCTGAATCTCCGTATGCTTCATTCTTCTCTGACAGAAGTTTATATATCCTGCCACAGGTATCCTTAATCTTCTGCTTGCTGTCCATAGAACGTAGGTTTAATGTAACTTTCCCATAACACTTTCTCTGCCTCGAATAATTGAGTCGAACCATATCTCACAAGCGTACCCTCTACATCGAATTGAGTATAGAATTTACCATCGCTTTGAATCTCAATATAGTTCTGCCCAATGTACGACACAACATCTCTTGTGTCCTCCCTGAATAGGGCTGTCGGGTCTTCCTTCATCACAACCTCTTTAGGTGTAATGCGTCCTGTGTCTATGAAGTCATTGAACGTCATAGGGTTACTCTTATCTAGCATAGTTCTTAACTTTGCTAGATAGAATTTATCGGGCTTGCCTTTGGCATTCTCGATGTCGATTTCTCTTTTGATTATATCCATTTGATTTTGATTTAAGTTAGACAAAGATAAGACAAACTATTCACAAAACAAAATATCCGTCGATTTTATATACACAAAACCGTCAATGATTTTCTTGTCTGCTGTTTCCCAATCTACCTTGCCTTTGATTTTCTGTTCAACATATCCAATCTCAATAGCGATGTCCATGTCATTACTAAATGCTTCCTCTATGTCTGCTATGGTTTCAACCATAGCTTCTGTACCTTCATCGTACAATACATATAGTGGGTACAAACCCAACTCCCAAATATCAACTGCCTTGTCTGTTACAATTCCCCATAGGAAGCCATCTTCTGTCTGTAAAATTTTCATGTTAATTTTCTTTGATAAATACTCCGTTAATTGTTTTGCCCTTTCTGTCTTTGATTTCATTCCATGCAGATTCCAAGCAGTCCTTCGGGTCGAACCCTATTTGTTCTGCCAAGATAATTAAAGTTACAAAAGAATCTCCAATGCCATCCTTCAATTCCTCAAAGTTTCCTTTGAGTAATGCCCTAGAAGTTTCTCCTACCTCTTCGATTACCTTACACATTTGCTTATGTGTATTCTCTGTACGCAGTATGTCTCTGTCCTCTGCCCATTGTGTTACGTTCTGAACCAACTCGTCAAACGTAACTTGATTTTTATTACTTGTCATGATTTTTCTGTTCTTTGGTTACTAATATTAACATTGTTATTCCTATGGCGTATCCAAACAATAAGCCAATTATAAAAAATGCAAAATCTCTTTCCATTATTCTGTGGGTATTTGATATATGTTTATTAATTTGATTAACTCTTCTGCCAACTTTGTTCTTCCGTATAAACAATTATCGCAGTGGCACTCTATTACATTTGTTAAATCTTGGTCGTCTACTCCTACACCTTCAGGATTCCTTGAGTCCCAATAGCATAGGCTTGATTTGATTTCATTCAGTGTCATGATAGTTTTCGTTTTGGTCATGCCCACAACCTCCGTCATCAGCGTGCTCCCAATAGTGGTCGCACTCTCCACTCTCCTCGTTGTATGGTATGTCTGTGAAATAAGATTGTCTAAACTCACTAGGCGTGGCTGTGTATCTGTAACACGCATCACGCATCGGGCAACCTATGCCCTCGCACATTGCTATGTCAGGCATACACAACCTCCCCCATAGTTAGATACTGAAAAACTACATCGCTACTTATGGCATCACCCTGCTCTTCTATCTCGGCAAATAATGCCCATCTGTAGTCCTCGTCTTTCATCAGGTTATCCAACCTCTCGAACATACTGCGTACGCTCAATGTACCTATCTTCTCTTCGGTGTCCTCTACATCGTGCACGTCAATGTCCAATGCCTCATCGTATACTGCTCTGAATAATGCAGTGGAAAAACACTGCTCCTTATCGACAGGTACTGCACGTCTCATCTTCTCGTGGTTCTCTTCGTTAATAAAGTACCAATAGTTACTGCCTCCTTCGATAGCTGTAACAAAAATGTTCTCTAAGATTTCTCTTGTAATGATTTCTCTTGCTTTCATTTTTAGATTCGGTTTAATTGTATGTAGTATTCAATTCTTTCTAGCACCTCGTTAAACTCCTGCTGTACCTTATCTGTATAGCACATCTCATCGTCTTCATCTTTGATATTATAGATAGACACATTCTGTCCCTCGTACTTCATCTCTATGAATAACTCTGCTAACTCGTTTGCTAATTCGTTTTCGTAGAAGGTAGCCTTTGGCGTACCAATGATTTGATTTCCCATGTCGGTTTAATTTAATAAGCTGTTATCAGGTGGCATCATACCTCCCAATGCGTGCTCGAACATACTTTGGTTAATTGTGCTGTGCATCTTCTGAACGCACATGTAAAGGATTTCCTCGTCAGTCATGTTGTTTACTACCAACTCACACAACTCACTAATTTTGTGGCTGTCTCCTTTAAGATACTCAACGCTAATGAACGCTAGCTTATTAGCCAACTCATCAACACTGCTTTTAGACCCGATAGCTTTCAGCGTGCTCTCGCAGTCATGGTCAAATTTGATTTTCATTTGTTAAATGATTTAGGTTTACGATTCCGTTTCGTCCTTTCGGACTCATCAGTCAGGGCACTCACCCTGAGACGGAAGGGCTGTGTCTTTAAAGACACAAACCCTCTCGCAGGAAAGTTACGGATTAAACACAGCAACCTCACTCTCCTTGAACCAAGCCCCACAGCTTTGGCAATGGTAATTTGAGAACCCATCGTGCTCCAAGTCATTGTAACAATCAATGCACAAAGGTATCTCATTCTCTATATTAAACTCCTCATCTAGCATATCCTCCTCCTCGTCGTACTCGTATGGCATAGTCTTCCAACTCGCTTGCTCAAAGTTACTAAACCCATATTTATTGTAGCCATACTTTGCCTGCTGTGGCTCGTAGGTTTCATGCAATACATCTGTAGGCTTGATGTCTTTAGGATTGAAGTAAACCCAACACATCAACTCATTGCCACTCTTATCTAGCTTGATAGGTATCTGCTTACGCTCGTACCATTTTGGGTGTCCCTCTAGTTTATCCAAGTGCATCAGCGTGCTGTCGGATACTTTGAACACATCGACTACCACATTGTGCCCTGTGCCTTTCTTGTCAACCATGTAAGGTATCCCCTGAACCAAGAGGGGATACTTGTCTTTTGTCTTGCCTGCACCTATATGCTTAGACGAAGTCAGGTACGAATAGTAATTGTGCTTGCCTTTCTTTAGTGTGCCATATACAGCAACCAAGTTATCCTGCAACACGTTGTCCTTGCTGTACCATATTCCGTCCTTGTATGTAAATAAATGTCTGTTATAAATTTGAAACGTACGATTGCGTACATTCACGCTCACGAATCTCACATCATGCTTTGCCAACTCCTGCTTCCATAGATGTCTCTGCACCGAACCTAAGCCCTGTGCCAATACTTTGGTGTCGCAGTGGTCTTTGCAACCAAGCCCCTGAATAGTACCGTTCATCATCAGGTACTCGTGCTTCTGCACGCCACATCTAAATGGGTGTGTGTTATCCAAGCCTATCTTCCCGATTGTAGCATACCTGAAGTGTGCAATGAAGGGACGCTCTGTTTCTAGTACATTGTACTCGCTTGATTTGTGATACGTTATCTCAAACGTATCTAGCCATACAACCCCCAAGCCATGAGGGTTAATAAAGCCTGCTGTTTTGGATACCCCTGCAGGTAGCCTGTTGTTCTTTTGTTTTACAATAATTAAACACATAGTTGATTTGATTTATGGGTAGTGTCTTCAAAGACACAGAACCCTAGTTAAACATTAATTAGACAAAGATAAGTAATAAATTAGACAAATACAACTTTTGCTAAAAATTTATTTCTGTCCCTGTCAGGATAGATACTTGCAACCCTAGAAAATACTCTCTCGATTGCTTCCCATTTTGTGCATGCGTATATCTTACACATAAACTCGCCACCATAGTAGATAGCGTACATTGTCTGCTGTTCCATAGCTTTTAATTGTTGCGACGTTCTAGCCAATTTCCAATTAGTGTGCGTCCGTATTTCTCAACCCCATAGGTAACGCTATCCCAAGATATTCCATAGCTAGCGTCGTGGTGTTTAATCATGTCCTCTAGTGCTTCCTGACATTGCTCCCAAGTAATTTGGTAGCCCATGTCCTCAGCTAGATAATAGAAGTCTTCTGCACTCCATTTGATTGATTCCTTTTTGTACTGCTCAAACTCCTTGAGTAAAGCCTCGTACTTTTCTTGATAGTTTTGCATAACTTTTTAATTTGGTTAAGACCCTGCCACACGTGGCAAGGTTTCGGGTATTCAACCCTCATCAGTTAACCTTCGTCTGTAGTATAGAAGTCCTCCCAACCGTCGGCTGCATACCTTGAGTACGTCCTGCGTTCTTGCTGTCTTTCGACGAACACAAAGGGCACTATTGTGTAGAAATTATTAGGGAAATACTCCTCCATTTTCTTAACAAATTCGTTTGCCTCCTGTAGCGTTAATTCTTCGCCACCATTTTCTAATTCGGGATAGCCATTGCAGTCCACCATTACGTTATAAAATTTCTGTTCCATTTTCTTATGCGTTTACTTTTTCGTTAATTAATTCCTCTAATTCATTCATGTCTAATTCCTCGTATACAAATTCACGTAGGCACTCATACGCTAAGTCGCTTATGGTGTAGCATGGGTTTGGATACGCTGTAAAATCTGTAGCGTTTAACTCCATGCAAATCATAAAGCAGTCATAGTAATATGTTGTCTCATACTCTAGCCTTTCGCTTATGAGTGTATACAAGTCATCCATGTCATCCACTTTGTAATTTTTAATCTCTGTTTTTAATTCTGTTTTTAAGTCCTCAATAAAAAGGTATTTATTAAAATTTTCCATATCTGTGGGTATTCGGTTAGCCTGTACACCGAAAGGTTTTAAGTTTGTGTTTAAATTACTATTCTTCTTCAAAAGGTGTATTGCTTTCCTCTAATTCAGCACCCTGTAAATGTTCTGCTATTCCGTCCCAATTAGATAGAAACCCCTCTCTATTTTCCTCGTTATCTTCTACCTCATTTGCCATAAGTATATAAGATTGAAAGTCCTCTATTAATTCTTGCATACTTTGTGCATTGTAACCTGTTGCAAAATAATTGCCTGTCTGTGTGTCGAATACTCTATAATACGTCTTCATGTTTTTGATTTGGTTAACCTATACACCATAAGGTTTTAAGTTTGTCTGTTCGTAGTTAGTGCTACTTGATTTCATTAATTCTGTCCTGTCTCTCTTGATTGCGTTTGCTTTCGGCACGTCTCTCTAGTTTGTCGCCTATGGTAGTAGCCATAAATGTAATTGCCAGAACTAGTGATACAACCAATAGCAAAGCCTGTGAAATTTCTATCAAGTCCATACTATTTCGTTCTAAATGATTCAATAACTACACCCACTAAGCCTGTGTAGAATAGGGCTGTGCTTACATAAAATAAGACTTTTAAAAATGTTACTAAGATGTCCATAATGATTTTGATTTAGTTACGCACCATTGCGTAGTGCCCCTGTGCTGAATCGAACAGCACTACATCCAATAGGGGCTGTGTCTTTAAAGACACAAAATGTAAGCTAAGCCCCTTCTATTGAAGGAACTCAGCTATGTCTCTGTGTATCTTGCCTTCTAGAATAAACTTTCTGAAGTGCTTGCTTAACGCTATCACGTAGTCAGCCTTTTCCATGTCGTTATCATACATGCTTAGTATGATAGGCTTAACTCGTTTTAGCAGGCTGTCGTGCGTGCCATTCGGGTTATTGATACTGAAGTTTACAACCTCATAGAATAACTCATAGCGTCTCATCATTTGCTTAACAGACTCGAATCTTGAAGGCAGTCTAAACTCAAATACGTCTCTTTTGGCTAAGCCTGTTTGGTATTTGCAGTGAGCCTCATTGTCTCTGTAGTCATACGTACCTGACCATGAGTTTATATCGTCGTCATAGTTGCCCTGCATCCTTCTATTTGAGCCACAATACTTAGTGTTCAGGCGTTTTCTGAATAGGGCTAAGATGATACCTGCATTGCCTCTGACTGCCTGTCTTATTTCATTGCCTGACATACCTTCCACGCCTATGGTGATATGCCCACCACAGCGTCTATCTGAGGGGCTGTATCTGTCATCAATTATCTTAGTAGCTTTGTGCATCATGTCGTACACCTTAGTACGCCATGAGCCTGCAGGTAGCAAAGGCAGGATGTGGCTTACTGCCTCATATCCACATGAGCCATCCCTTTCAAAGCCACAGAATAACTCATATTCTCTGACTGCCCCTCTGTGCAAGGTATTCTTTTCTACCTCGAAACCTATGGTAAATTTCGTAGTGTGTTCGCCATATCCTGTGATGATATTTGCGTCCCTGTCTACCTTCTTTAGCCCTGCAATATCCACGCTATAAGGTGTCTTATTCAAGAATAGTGGTGAAGGCTTACCATGATAGCTATGCACGTAGCCTCTGTCTCTGTAGCCTGTTAACTCGTATTTTATGCCTGTGTGTGCCATAATATATCGTTTTGTATTGGTTATTGGTTAATTACTATGTTACTATCTAGCACGTCCTGTGCGTTTGCCTGTGCCTGTGTTTGCAGGCTGTTTACGTCGCCAATTAACTGCTGTATGCAAGCCTCAGCCCCAAACCCGATATGGTTTAGGCTGTGGGCGTCTAAGCCTGTAAAGTCCTCAGCTAGCTGTATGCGTCCGATAAACTTTGCGTCGTTTAGGTATTGGCTTAAAAACTGCACGATAAGTGCTTTCTGTTCGTTTTCTAGTGTTAAAAATTGCTTTGTCATAATCTGTGGGGTTTAGTGTGTCTTTAAAGACACGTTATTTAATTGCTTGAGTTAGTAATTTAATTGCTTGCTTGATTTCGTCCTGTGTGTTGCTAGTTTGCACTAAGCCTCTTGAATCTACTTTTACAGATACTTTCGAGCCGTCAGGGGCTTTGTAGGTAAACGTAATCATGTTCGTAGGGGCTGTGCTTGTTTCTGTGCCTTCGCCTTCACCTTCGCCTTCGCCTTCACCTTCGGCAGTTGCGTTTGTTTCACCTGTTCTATCAAATTTCAATAGCCCTTCGATAGTGCGATTCTCAGGTTCAGCAGTTTTGTACGCCTCAACTTGTTCGGCTGTCACTTTGCCTGCCTTCACTAGCTTGTAGAAAAATGATTTTTGGTATCCGTAGACCTTTAGTGCAAAGTCATCTGCAGTCCATGAGATTCCCTCATTTAGCATGGTAGCCCTGCCTGCCTCAGATTTGAACCACTCATAGCCCTGTGCCACTATTTGGCTTAGCTGTAAGCTAGTCTCAAATTTCTTTTTCTGTGCGTTTACGTCGGCTGTGGTTAAACGACGCAAGTCTCTGAGTTTTAGCCCTTCAATAGCGTTTGCTGTACTTAGAAAGTGCTGTTCGATTGTTAGTAAATTGTTCATTTTCAATGATTTAAGTTAAATTTATGACAATGCCTCGTGCATTGCCTTATCAAATATCGTTAAATACTTTGTATTCGCAAACTTTTTTCAACTTTTTTTTTCGTGCCGGTACATTTTCTCTTAGGGCTGTTCAGGTTCAGGCTGTTAGCTGTGGGCTTATCCCTGTGTTTTGTTTGGGCTTGTTTGCTTTGGGGCTGTGGTAAACCTTTCTCTTAGTGTCTTTAAAGACACATTTAAGAGGTGCAGGCAGGGGCTACGCAGTGGCAAAGGGCATGCAGGCAGGGGCTGTGCCCTGTGCAGGCTATGGCATGGGGCTTATTCAGGCAGGGGCTTAGGTTCAGGGCTTAGACAGGTTCAGGAAAAGCCTAAAAATTGGGCATGGGGCTATGGAATTGCACCCCCCACCCCTTCAAAAAAAGTCACTTTCGTTTTGGGGGCAGCTACGTAAAACCTATGGGTTATCCAAACACTACTATTATCTAATAATTTTTTGTACCTTTGTTCTATGAACGGTTTAAAAGTAAAAAACGGAAGACTTATCAATGATGCTCCTGATGGAGTTACAGGTATCGCTCAGGCTGCACAGATTCGCAAGACTATGAAGCATGCTAAGAAGGTAGCTATGATTGCAGAAGGAATAGAACTTGCTGAGTTGAAGAAAAATCTTATGTCTCGATAGTCATAGTTTTTTGATTTAGGTTGAGAAGGGTGGTCATTAAGTTGGCTACCCTTTCTTTTTAATTGTCATCCTATTGTCATCATGATAGATAATCGACATTATTATTCTTTTTTATGTCGATTTTTATGTCGAAAATAATAGTCTAGAATATACTTAAATAAAGAAATGTCGATAATGTCGATTTTAAAGTCAAAATTTTATGGAGAAAAAAAATATATAAACACAAATTATATATATATATATAGGGAAAAATATTTTCGACATTCCGACATGGCACACTTATTGATAGTATTAATATAATTAATTATATTTGCAAACAATCAAATTAAATTATATGAATCTAGAAGGAGGCTACTCGCCTAAACAATTAAAGTTCGGTGATGAGGGAAGAGAGAAACTCATTAACGGTATTACAACGATTGCTAACGCAGTCAAGAGTACATTAGGACCAAGAGGTAACACTGTGCTAATTGAATCACCAAATCACACACATGGTATTACAGTAACTAAAGATGGTGTGACAGTTGCTAAGGCTGTCGACCTGATTGACCCTGTAGAGAATCTTGCTGTCAAGATGATGAAGGAAGCTGCTGACCGTACTGCTACATTGGCAGGTGACGGAACCACTACTGCCATTGTCTTAACGGAAGCATTGGTTAAAGCAGGGAGTGAGTTACTAGCTGACCCTAGCATTAATCGTACTGAGGTGCTAAAGCATTTGGTGAATGAGACTAATAAGGTTATTGACTTTCTAGCTGAGAACTCTACACCTGTAAGTGAGAAGACACTGAACGATGTGGCTATAATCTCTGCTAACAACGATAAAGCTATTGGTGATATTATCGCTAAGGTATATGGTGAGGTCGGTAAGGATGGGATTGTAACTCTTGAGCGTTCACAGAATGCTGAGACTTACTACGAGACTACTAAAGGTATCAAGGTTGATAGGGGATACCAATCACCATTGTTCATCAACAATCAAAAGAAGGACGAGTGTATATTAGAGGATACCTACATCTTAGTATGCGATAGTGAGATTAATAATATCCTATCATTAGAGAATATACTAAGACCAATCATTGCAGAGAACAAGAAGTTACTTATCATTGCACCATGCTCAACTAATGTGATAAACACACTAGCAGCTAACGTGCTAAAGAACGGACTGAAGATATGTGCAGTGCCACCACCGTCGTTCGGATACAAGCAGCATGAGTTGATGCAGGACATTGCTATCGCTGTTGGTGCTAACTACTTCTCAGAGAAGACAGGTGATGACTTATCACTTATCTCATTCAGCGACTTAGGTCACGCACAGAAGGTCATTGTCGATAGAGACAAGACTGTCATCATTAAAGATGACGAGGACGTTGATACCAATCTTATTGACGAGCGTGTTGCTCAGTTATGGGATGCACATGAGATAGCAAACAAGAAGGCTGACAAAGATTTCATCAAGAGTCGTATCGCATCACTATCAGGAGGCATTGGTGTTATCTATGTTGGTGGCAACACAGACCTAGAACAGAAAGAGTTATACGATAGAGTAGACGATGCTATCTGTGCTGTACGCTCAGCATTGCTAGAAGGTATCCTTCCGGGAGCAGGTGCTGCATTAAAGTACATGTCCTTTATCTATGACAATGTATTTGAACAGTCTGACTTTGAAACTAAAGAGTTAAAGGTCGCTGCTCAGATATTACACAAGTCTTTAATTGCTCCTTGCAAACAGATACTTGAGAACGGTGGGTTAAAGATTGAGGATGTGTATACAGATGGCATCATTACATTCGGTCAAGGGTATGACCTGAAGAACCACAAGTTCGGAGACCTAATTGAGATGGGTGTCATCGACCCAATGAAAGTAACAAAGAGTGCACTGCAAAATGCAGTGTCAGTAGCAGTAACTATATTAAGCACAAATGCAATCATCACATTGGCAAGGTCATACGACAGTGAATAGTGGATACGAGACAGTACCGATGTCTTGTGAAGTCTGCGATAAGCGATGGATAGACATCCTACGCACATCTATTATTAGATGGGCTAATGGTACTGAGGAAGTAAAAGTTATTGACGAAACGCATTGCCCTGTATGTGGTCATACAAATCAAATTAAAAGATGATTAAATTCATTAAGTTCACACTTGTGTGGGTGGCGTGTAACCTATCTATTCCTTTTTGGATGGTAGGTCACGTCCACCTTACACTAAATCTATATCAAGATATGGTTGAGATACTAGCATCAATGAGTATGAATATAGTAGTAGCTATAGGATTTTGGATTAATTGGAAAGAAAGTAAATTAGAGATTCCACAAAACAAACCTGTAAAATTCCCTATAGGTACTGAAATAGAATTTATACAATACGGTGATAAGGAGACTACTGTTGTTAGTCACAATGGCACAAGAATAAAATTAAAGAAATGAAACCAATAGGAAAACACATTGTAATCGAATCTATAGAAGAGAAGATTAAAACAGACTCAGGTCTATTACTATCAGCAGCAGACGCAAACGACCTACGTTATAAACGAGGCAAGGTTGTTAAACCCGGAACGGAAGTAGAGGTCATCAAAGAAGGTGACGAGATATACTACGACAAGCGTGCAGGGTTCACCATGATTATTGAAGACAGACACCTCACCGTTATTCTTGAGCGTGATGTCGTGATTGTCTTATAGCAGCATTCATTTGCTTGACCATGTTACGATATACCTTATCGGTATATGAGACGTTCTTAAAAAAGATAGGGTTGGATGTAAGACTCTCAGGAATCTCTTCCCCACTAAGCTTCTTATAGATTGACCCTATCATACGTCTTCCTTTGTACGAGATTTCGTACAATGCCTTTTTGTTCTTATCTCGTTTACGGAAGACGACTATCCATCCATCTCTTAATAGTTTATCAAATCTATTTACGTCCCAACTTATAAGTTCATCGAACTCATCGAACTTATCTTTATCAAAATACTTTTCTGAATATAGGAATAGCAGTACATCTAGTTCTGCAGTTGAAAGTCCATACTTGGCTTTTACAAAATATCTTATGACCCTCCAATACTTCAAGTAGTCATTGCTTGGCGTTCTCTTCTGATTATACATTAAATTAAATTTTCTTATTTTTGTACAAAGTTAGCAAATAAATTATGGAAAAGAAACCGAAGTATCCTAGTATTCCAATGAAGGATACCGTAGTAGATAGATTAAAAAAATCTGCAACACCCGGACAAGGTGTAGTTGATGTTACTTCTGAGACTGTTAGTGCAAGTCAAAAGAATAAAAGTAATAAATCAACAAGTGTGTTTAAAAATTTAAGCACTACTTCAGATGATAGTGGCTCAAAGACTGCTACGTATAAAACTCAAGAAAGCACTTATAAAGAATCTAAGATACCTCAAAGAAAATCTAGTAGTTATTTTTTACAGATGAAAGAAGGTGAAGATTCTAAATTAAGAGTAGAGAAAAATAAATCAGGTAAGGATACTAGAGTTAGAAAAATCTCAGGAGAACGTGCTGAGAATAAATTCCAAAGAGTATTAAAGAGGTCATAAATAATTATGAGACAATCTGATTACTTGAGTAAAAGAAGTGTTGATGGTAATGGTAATCCTCAACCTATGGTATCTGCTGAAGAGAAGATGGCTAGGAAGGATACCATTGATTCGATATTAAGAAAAGCAAAAGAAGAAGCAGAAGCTAACGTAATAGAGAAGCCTGTTAAGGAAAAGAGAACAGCACCAAAGAAAAAGAAAATAACTAAACTAATTATACCAACAACGATTATTAATAAATAAAAAGATGGCTAAGAAAAATAAATATCCTGATATTAATTTCAAGGATAAGGATGTAGATAAGATAACTGCAGGTAGAGATACAACTGTAATAAAAACTCCTTACAAGGTTACAACAAAAGAAATTGCTACAGATGAATATAGTTTTGGGTTAGCAAGCCCTACCGTTCAGGATTCTACACGAAAAAAAATAGCATATAATTTAAGTGAAGTTATTCCTAGTATGGTTAAAAGAAATGTTGAAAGAGAAAAAGAAGGTAAAAATCCTATAAGCAAAAGTTCAATAATGGGTAATACTGTTGGTGGATTTAGTAATAAGGGAAAATCGTTTAGCAGTTCACCAATTAAAAATAAAAAAAAATAAAGTCATGAAAAAAGAAGTAACAAAAAAACTCATTAAAAAAGCAGCAGGTAAAGCTGTAGAGAAAGCAGTAAAGAAAGCAGCAGTTAAAACCGTAGCAAAAAATGTTATTGGTAAAAAAGCAATTGGTGCAGCAGTAAAGAAACAAGTTGCAAACATGTCACCTAAAGGTAAATACTAATGGTAGGTAAATCAATTTACGAGTACGGTGGTAAAGAAGTTTATTCTTCTAAGGCTGCTATGATGAAGCATGAGAAATCTGAATCTCCTAAAATGGAGAAAGCAGAAAAGAAAATGACTAAATCAAAACCAAAGAACTTAATGTCTAAACGAGTAAAGAAATAGTATGGCAAATAAGTCTAGCATGAAATGCAATCGTGTTGTTGCATCAGACAGAGCAGGTAAAAAGAAAATGGTTAAAGCCTGCGAAGGTGGCAAGGAGAAGTTAATTCACTTTGGTGCCGAAGGGTATGGTAATAATTATTCTACTGCTGCACGTAAATCATTTCGTGCTAGACATAAATGCGATACAGCTAAATCAAAACTAACAGCTAGACATTGGGCATGTTCTTATTTATGGTCAGGTCCGGGTGGTTCGACAACTAGTAATCCAAAAGGAAGACAAGGTAAATACTAATGAAGAAAGTAATTAAAAAAGCAAAGCAGTACGAATCTAAAAAATCTTTAGATGGAGCGATGAAGTTCTTGAAAGGTAACGTAGGTAAGATTGTTAAGAGTGGTAAGAAATGAAAGATGCTTGCTATAAAAAAGTAAAGGCATCTTACGATGTGTTCCCATCTGCTAGGGCTTCTCAGGCTATTGCTAAATGTCGTAAGGCATCAGGCAATGTTAAAAAAACTGAGAAGGGTTCTAGTTTAAAAAGATGGGAGAGTGAGAAATGGCAAGACACTAAAAGTGGTAAAGCTTGTGGAGCAGGAGGAAAGAATGAATACTGCAGACCAACTAAAAGAGTGTCAGCAAAAACTCCTGTTACAAAATCAGAGATGAGTGCATCTACTTTAGCAAAGAAGAAATTAGAGAAATCTAAAGTCGGAATGGGTGCTCGTGTTAAATCTGTGAAAAAAAAATAATTGTATCTTTGCATTATGACAAAATTTGAAAAACTAAGTAGCAGTATTCAAAAGAAACAAGGGTTATCAAAAGCTTCGGCTAATGCTATTGCAGCATCTATTGGTCGCAAGAAGTATGGTAATGTTGCGTTTCAAAAGAAAGCTATTGCAGGTAAAAAAAAATAATATGAAATCAAAAGGTCTAGGAGATACTGTTGAGAAAATAACAACAGCAACAGGAATTAAAAAAGTAGTAGAAACAGTTTCAAAAGCAACAGGTAAAGACTGTGGTTGTGGCAAACGTAAGGATGCACTAAACAGAATCTTTCCATATAAAACAAATTAAAAATGGCATATCCAAAATTACAAGCCTGTAGAGTGAGTGGAGTTACTCCATCTGATACAGATGAAATCCCAAACGTAGCAACCGAAGATGGTTCAGGTAACAATGGTTGCGTATTATTTATTGGTACTGCAGGCAATGTAGCAGTAAAAACAGTTGGTGGTGATTTAGTTATATTTAAAAATATAGCTAATGGTACCTTCTTACCTGTACAAGTATTACAGGTTCTTACAACAGGAACTACTGCTGATGACATTTTAGCACTTTGGTAATGGACGGTTTAATCATTGGAATTACTATTAGTATATAATGACTGTTCACGAAAAGAATAAGTTGGAGTCTATGGCTGATGAGATAGAAGCAATCAAGTCAGATATGTCTGAATTGAAGGTGATGATTAAAGATGTCCATACGTTATTAGCAGGCAACGCTTCTTTCCCTGACCAACGTGGGCTTGTTGAGGATTATAACCAAACAAAGAATAAAGTAGAGTCATTAGAGAGTGACGTTAAAAAATACAAGTCATACTTCTATGCTCTAGTTACACTAGTAGGATTAGGTATATTAAATTTTATAAAAGATTTATTAAGTAAATGAAACTTAAACTTGTCAGGGAATTCTTTACACCAACTGAGACCTTAGGGTCTTTGTTAATTGATGGTAGATTCTTTTGTTATACATTGGAAGATGTAGACAGAGGATTGAAACAATCAATGGCTTTGGCTGATATTAAGTCTAAGAAAGTAAAGGCTCAGACTGCTATACCTTATGGTAAGTATAAAGTTGAGTTAACACTTTCAAATCGTTTTAAAAAGATTATGCCATTAGTAGTGGATGTTAAAGGGTTTGAAGGTATTCGTTTTCATGGTGGTAATACCCATTTAGATAGTGAAGGATGTATTCTTGTTGCTAAGCAACGTAATATAAATAAAGCAAATCCTACTATTAAAAAAATCATGAATTGGATTTTGGGTTCAGAGTCTGATAGGTTAATAAAAAAACTTACAGGTGAGAAAGATATTGAGTTAGAGATTATAAGAAAAGATGGCTAAGTCTAAAATAGCAGAAGTAAAAGCATTTGCAGCTAAGAATAAAGTTAGACGCAAGGGAGTTCACTCTAAAAAGAGTACGAGTAAGTTGGTAACAAGTAAACTCTATACAAAAAAGTATAGAGGTCAGGGAAAATAATTATGAACTTCAAGAATTGGAAACATTGGAAGACTTCTTTATTGGGGTCTATTATTATTGTCGCAGCTATTGTTAGTGTATTCATTAATACTAATTGGACTGATGCTATTGTAGGAATATCGGCAGGCTTAATGTTAATCTTTGCTCCCGATACTATCCTTGATAAGATAAAAACTCTTATCAAAATATTATTTGTGATGTTTGTTTTGCAATCGTGTATGACAAATAAGAAGTTAGCACAGAAGTGTGCAGACAAATTCCCAATTAAAGATAGTACGGTTATAGTTGAGAGAATAGATACAACTTATATTACAATAAAAGGAGATACTATTAGAGTTCCTTTTAAATCAGGAGATTCAATCGTGTATAAATTAGTTCAATGCCCACCAAAAAAGTTGGCACAAGTAGTTAAGTATAAAGAGAAGTTAGTATACCAAGAGAATACTGCAAAGGTTACTATATTAAATATATTAAATGATTCGCTTAAAGTTCAGAATGCATTGCATAAAGAGAAGATAGCTGAATTGAAGGAGAAAAAAGATAAAGCTGTAGAACGTAATTGGTACTTGATAGGTATCATAGGTCTATTTGTAGCTTATAAGTTAGTATCATGGCGATTCTTGTAAGAAAATCAGTCATAAGTTTTTAGTATTTTTGTATAAATTAAATTAAAATGAAATTAGAAGAACAAGAATTTGAAAAATTAAAGGAACTTAACACGACGTTAATCCATTTAAAGTTGGCAATTGCTGATGTTGAGGTAAGAAAACATGCTTTACTTAAAGAGTGTGATGGTCTTAGAACTTTAATGCTTGAACAAGAACAAGAATTAATTAATAAATACGGACCTGACTCTGTAATTAACATGCAGACAGGCGAGGTAACACAAAAAACAAATGAAAGCACCTAATGAATTAATAGGATTGTTGTTTCATTCAAGAGATGCAATGCATCTTGCTCACTTGAATACAACTTCTTTTGCAGAGCACAAGGCTCTTGGAGGATATTATGATGATATTCTTGATTTAACAGACAAGTTTACTGAAGTTTACTTTGGTCGTTATAAAAGATTAGCTATTATTATCCCTGAAGCAAAAGTTGAAGGAGCAGTAGAGCACTTAAAAGGTCTACAACAGATTATTGATGCAGAGCGTGGTCAATATAGTTCTGAATTACAGAACATTTTAGATGAAATGCTTGCAGTAATCAACAGAACTTTATACCTTTTAACTTTAGTTTAACAACTAATGGCTAGAATTAGTACATATCCTATAGATGCTACCCCAAGCATCGAAGATAAGGTTATTGGTACTGAGGTCAATAACGAAAATGAGACTAAGAATTACACTATAGGTGATATTCTCAGTCTCATTGTTATACCTACACCAACCTTAGACGAAGTCCTACAAGCAGGTGGAACATTAGAGGGTGATAGGGTTATCAATACCAATGGATATGACTTATCTTTTATTGGTAATGTAGATATGGAGCAACTTGTTGTTTCAAATAGCATCTTTGCCAATGCATTCGTAAAAATAAACGGTCTAGCCACAGAAATATTAGCAGCAGATGGTTCTGTAATTGTTGCAGGTTCTAATATATCCATAGCAGGTGGAACAATATCTGCTATAGGTCAAGATGGTACGTCAGGTACGTCAGGAACAAGTGGACTTAATGGAACTAGTGGGACATCAGGAGTTAATGGTACATCAGGGGTTTCGGGTTCTTCAGGCTCTTCGGGTTCTTCAGGTGTAAATGGTACTAGTGGGGTAAGTGGAACTAATGGTACGTCAGGAATTAACGGTACAAACGGTACTTCGGGGATTAATGGCACGTCAGGTGTTAACGGAACTAGTGGTTCTAGTGGAACTAATGGTACAAGTGGTACTGATGGGGCAAGTGGGACTAGTGGAGTTAATGGTACAAGTGGTACTTCAGGTGTTGATGGTACTTCAGGTACTAGTGGATTGGATGGTACATCGGGGATAAGTGGTACTAGTGGAACAAACGGTACTAGTGGTACTGATGGAACTAGTGGTACGCATGGTACTAGTGGGTCTAGTGGCATAGATGGCACTAATGGTACGTCAGGTATCAATGGAACATCAGGTTCTTCAGGAGAATCAGGTAGTTCAGGCTCATCAGGTACTAGTGGTACTGATGGTAGCAGTGGAACTACAGGGACTTCAGGTACATCAGGAAGTTCGGGTACATCAGGTACTAGTGGAACAGACGGAGTAGCTTCAGGAAGGTTATATTATTTTAATAACTCTCAAAACTCAGATATATCTCCATATAAAGTTTTAGCAGAGCAACCAACTACAGCATCACTTCAAACTATTACAAAAACTTTAACAAGCAATCAGCAGAATGTTTTAGTTCAGGAATTTTTAACACCTGAGTTTGGATTTACTTTAATCCCTTCAGGTATACAAAGATTTACTTTGCATTCTTTAAAGCCTGCGTCTAATGATAACATTGGAATCTATGTAACTCTTCAATTGGCTGATGCTTCAGGTGTTGGTTACAGTTCAATATTTACAACAAATACAGTTATAATTGGTTGGGATGGTAGTGGAGTTCCAACCGAAAATGCAGTTGATATTGTATTCCCAAATACTACAGTTGCAGCAACAGATAGAATGATTGTTAAGATTTACTTTAACAATAATGATTCAACAACCCACATTGTTAATTGGTACACTGAAGATGGAGAATATTCTTATGTTGTTACATCTTTGTCTGCACCTGCAGGTACAAGTGGAACATCAGGTACAAGTGGAATAAATGGCACTAGTGGAAGCAGTGGTAACTCAGGCTCATCGGGTACATCAGGTTCCTCAGGTGAATCAGGAAGTAGTGGAGTTTCGGGGACTAGTGGAACAAGTGGATTAGATGGTACTAGTGGATTATCAGGTTCGTCAGGAACAAGTGGAGTTGATGGGACTTCAGGTTCTAGTGGAACTTCAGGAGTATCAGGTACGAGTGGATTAGATGGAACTAGTGGTACAAGTGGAGTGAATGGCACTTCGGGGTCTAGTGGTGCAAATGGTACATCGGGAACAGATGGCACTTCGGGAGTTAGTGGAACGAGTGGAGTAAACGGAACCTCAGGAGTTAATGGAACATCAGGAACGGATGGCACTTCGGGGACATCAGGTGTAAATGGCACTAGTGGAACATCGGGTGCAAATGGAACATCAGGAACATCAGGAATAAGTGGTACATCAGGTGTAAATGGCACATCAGGAACATCAGGTGTTAATGGCACTAGTGGCGTAAACGGAACATCGGGAGTATCAGGCACTAGTGGCGTTAATGGAACATCGGGGACTAGTGGTACATCTGTTACAGTATCAGGTACTAATAACTATGTAACTAAATTTACAAGTGCTAGCACAATTGGTAATAGTATTATACAAGATGATGGTACGTATGTAGGTATTGGTGCTACACCGAATTCATCTGTTAAATTAAGAGTTGAGGGTAACCTATCTATAGCAACTTCAAGTTTCTTTTATTTAGATTATAATACAAAAAACGCAGCTATAAGAGCAAGCACTACAGGTAGCCCTACAATGGAATTTTACACTGCAGGTACTGCAGGTTCAAATATACGCATGGGTATTGCATACGATGGTGCTGTTGCTATATACAATCAGTTTAATCGTCAGACTGCATCTTATACATTAGCTTTATCTGATGCAGGAAAGATTGTTGAGATGAATGGGGCGAGTACAAATAATTTAACTGTACCACCAAATGGAACAATAGCATTCCCTATCGGAACTGAGATTCAGGTTCTTCAATACAGTGCAGTACAAACAACTATTGTTGCAGGTTCAGGTGTAACATTAAGAAGTAAATCAGGTCAATTAAAAATAGCAAATCAATATACAGGAGTAACACTTGTAAAAGTTGGTACTAACGAATGGTATGTGATTGGTAACTTAAGTGCATAATGGGACATTTATTATCAAGTGCTATAAAAATGCAGGGTGGTGCTGCTGCTCCTACATTACAAATAAATAATCTTGGCGGTTTGACTAATTGTAGTTGGTTAAAAAATGGTGTTAGTCAAGGTTCTGTTACAGGAACTTTAAATGTAACATTGACAGCAGGTGATACTTTTTTAGTGTCTGCATCTAATTTTGGTGGTGCAACTATTGATTATTTTCTAAATGCTGCTTATGTGACAACATATTTTGATGACCCTATTGCACAAACACCAACTATTACATCTGCTGCCGGTAACGCATATAAATTTGATTGTTATGGTGGTGCTTAATAAATAATTATGGAAATTATATACACTTGGGAAATTACTGCAATGGAAGTTATCTTAAATCAAGATGGTCTTCCTAACGTAGTTAACAATATTGATTGGAGATTAATAGCTACAATTGATGGTGAGAAGTATCGTGCTGAGCAATGGGCTAAGCAATATGTTAGTGCACCTGATGCAAATACATTTACTAACTATGAAGACTTAACTAAAGAACAAGTTATTGGATGGCTAGAAAATATATTAGATGTTGCACAAATGAAAGAAGCTTTAACATATCAAATAAACCTACAAGTTAATCCTGTTACTGCTATTCTTCCTCCACCATTTGAGAATTAATAATATCAATTATATCTTGTGGCTTGATACCTGATTGACATTCAAATTGTCTATCTGTTCCTTTATGCATTGGACACCAATCCCAATCCCCTTTATCAAATTTAAACTCAGGGTTGTTCCAACATCCATGACAAACATTTTTGTTTATAGGTCTATGGCATTTAAACTCATGGTCAGCTTCTGTGAAGTTGCTAATCATTATCACTTCTTTGTTTAGTGTCCAAGCTAACCAACTCAATCCACTTGATAAACCTATAAAGAAATCACTGTGTAGTATAAAGTTTATAGTTGAATTAATTGATTTATCTACAGGTACGGAACAATTATCAAATGGATTATCTTCTAATGAAACATTAATTACTTTATATCCTTTTGAAACCAAGTAGTTAATCACCTCTTGCCAATTTTCTTTTGACCAAAACTTACAACCTGCTGTAGAGTTTGTAGCTATAGTTACATATTTATCTATTGGTGGTTCTATTAATTCAAATCCTATTACAGGTTTAATCTCTTTATATTCTAATCCAAGAATATTAGATGCTGTTTTTTGTAAAGGTATTGTGTTAGGTAACTCAGGTTCTTTATTGCTATTATAAAACCAACCGAGAGAGTACATTGAATATAAGTTTTTAACTGTCGAACCGGGTTCAACAAACTCAATATCAGGATATGTATCTACAAATAACTTATTCCAAAATGTACTTACAACTAAATCACAGCCATGCTTCTTTCTGTACTCTTCGCAATATGGAATCCAAGCTAATGTATCTCCAAGAGACTTGCTGTCAAAAGCAATATATACTCTTTTATCTTTATCATTATACCTATCAGTATATATTAAGTTATTGTTGCTATCTAAAACTTCTACAGCCCAATCAGAATAGTATTCACGATTAAGCCTAGTCCAACTATTAGATTTTATTTCAGTCTCATAAATTAAATTATCCTTAGTATAGTGACCATCAAACCATCTAACTGTGAATATTTCATCGGATTCTCCTAGTATTTCTAGGAATGGTTGTCCAACAAAATGTGTGTTTATAGTAATTTTATTTTGTTGTGGTTTGTTATCCATAATACTTTTGTATAATTCAATATGGCTTAATGCAAATTCTTCTGATTGTCCTATAGGAATTTGATAATCAATATAATATTTATTTAAAGCTTCTTTTAATTGTTCTTTTAAATTAGGTGTATCTATTGGTGTTATGTAATCATCAAACATACCACAATACTGAGGTAAGTTTCTTGCTAGTATTGTGCAACCATAACTAATAGCTTCACGTATTACTAATGGGTTACATTCCCATGTGCTATTAAACATGAATACATCTGCAGATAATAAAAATTTATATATATCATCTCGTTCACCCCATACCTTACAATTATTAGGTAAGTCTTTCATTAGTGGTTGCCAATAGTCTTGAAAGTTTATAGCTTGATTTCCTACAAAGTGAAATTGTACATTAGGCATTTGTCTAGCTAATTCTATTGCTTCTGCTTGATTTTTACCCGGAGTCCAAAGTCCTACATTAACAACATGCTGTTTACTTCCATCAAATTCAAGTTCCATACATGCATCTTGCCAATTAAAAGTTTCTCTTAAATCTTCTATTGGATATTGAATAACAGATTTTAATGATGGCATATCCTTAAAAGTTTCTAAATGATAAGGAGTGCAGAATGCATATGCATCAGGATGGAATCTTTTATTTCGATTTGGATTAAACCAAACATTATGACAGGTTTCTACTATACGCCAAGTTCTATCTTTAGCATATAAAGTTTTTATTAATTCTTCGGGTACTTGATTATGGGAATCAAACCCTTCAATCATTTCATCTATATGTACAATGTCAATCTTTAAATTTTTAATTATATCAATTAACATCATCTTGTCTTCGCCAAGAGTTATTATTGGTGTTAACTCATCAATTTTATTTTTATGTACGACATAATCATTGCTATAGTTTTTATACTCTACTACATATATATAAGCATCTGTGTGCTTCTGTAGGAGTTCAACTCTTTTTAATAAGAATGCAGGCATTCCACCTGTAGAAAGATGTGGTGCAACGAATAGTATTTTGATTTGATTATCCATTAATTCAATTATTAGTATATTTGCAAATACAAATTTAAGTATAATAACAATAGAATCAAATGATAATAAGGAAAATATCTATAGGACCTGATTATAAATCAGGGGCTATGCATTACATAACAGGACAAAAAGTTCTAGGCGATAGCCATGTAATCCATTTAATTAAGTATGAAGAGAACTTTGGCTCATTTCAAATATGGATTGAAGCAGATAATGAAGTTGTTCTTTGGAAAGAGTTCACATCAAACGTACCTGTATCAGTAGAATATAATATAGATTTTAAATGAAATCACCTTTCTTCTTTATAGCCAAACCCATTAAAGGGAAGAGGTATGATAATACAAAGTCCATTGGTGGTATTGAATTTATAACTAGCACATCTGAAGAAGACCACAGATATTCAAATAGGATGGCAGAAGTTATATCTGTTCCACTAGGATATGAAGGACCAATTAAAGAGGGCGATACTCTATTAGTTCATCATAATGTTTTTAAATATTATAATGATATGAAGGGCAGACAAAAGAGTGGCAAGAGTTTTTTTAAGGATGATTTATTCTTTATAGAGTTCGACCAATTCTTTTTATATAAGTCTGATGGGGATTGGTTTTCACACGATAGATATTGTTTTGTTAAACCTATTCCACCGACTGAATCTTATATAATGAAACCATTCAAGGAGGAACCTTTAATGGGCGTAATGAAATACACCAACAAAGAGTTATCTAGACTTGGTGTAAATAATGGAGATAAAGTTTGTTTCCATCCTGAAAGCGAATATGAATTTAATGTTGATGGAGAAAAGCTTTATAGAATGTTCACACATCAAATAGCAATTGTACTATAATATGGAACAGCAGAAAGATGTAAAAGATATTAAGCTAAGAATTATAAAAGCAGGTCATCGTGCTGTAGAGGAACTTATTCGTGTTGCAGAAGAAAGCATCATAAAGAATGGAGAATCTTTAGATGGGGATTTGGCTGCAGATAAATTAAAGAATGCAGCAGCTACAAAGAAGCTAGCCATATTCGATGCGTTTGAGATTCTTACTAGAATAGAATCGGAGAAAGAAAGCATTGAGATGTCAGGGCGTGGTGTTAAACAAATAGATACGAAACAAGGTTTTGCTGAACGAAGAAGTAAATAGTTTATATAGGATACTAGATAATTATGTTCCATCAAATGTAATCTCCAAAAAGAATGGAGCACGTACATGGTTATATGGATATGATGAAAAGTATGATATGGTTATTATATCCAAGACAGGACAGATTGGAGAGATAATAAGTATAGAGGGTCTTGTTATTGCATTACCTCTAGTAACAAAAGATATTATAAAGAGGAGCGATAAACGCTCTGAGCAATATTGGGAAAGAAAATTACTACCTAATCAACTAGATAAAATACAATCTATATTTCAGTGGAATGATATGTCTTCTGATTTTAAAAATCAATGGGTTGATTATATAGAGAGTGAGTTTGATAGGCGTGAGTATGGGGCGTGGTTCATGAATAATGGAGACCCTACATATATCACAGGTTCTCACTATATGTACTTGCAATGGACAAGTATTGATGTTGGTTATCCTGACTATCGAGAAGCAAATAGAATATTCTTTATCTTTTGGGAAGCCTGCAAAGCAGACCCTAGATGTTTTGGTATGACATATCTAAAGATACGTCGTTCAGGATTTTCTTTTATGGCTTCATCTGAGACTGTAAACTTAGGGACAATATCTAAGAATAGAAGATTAGGTATTTTATCTAAGACAGGTGCTGATGCTAAGAAGATGTTTACCGATAAGGTTGTACCTATCGCAAACAGATTACCATTCTTCTTTAAACCTATTCAGGATGGTATGGATAAACCAAAGACCGAATTAGCATTTAGGATTCCTGCATCTAAGATTACAAAAAAGAATATGCATGAGTCTGATGATAATGAAATGGAGGGATTAGATACCACTATAGATTGGAAGAACACAGAAGACAACTCTTATGATGGTGAAAAGCTTTTACATCTCGTACATGACGAGAGTGGTAAATGGACTAAGCCAAATAATATATTAAACAATTGGCGTGTTACAAAGACGTGTCTTCGTTTGGGTAGTAAGATTATCGGTAAGTGTATGATGGGTTCAACATCAAATGCACTTTCAAAGGGTGGTGATAACTACAAGAGTTTATATGAAGACTCTAATGTTGCAAGAAGAAATTCAAACGGTCAAACTAAATCAGGACTATATGCATTATTCATTCCAATGGAATGGAACATGGAGGGATTCATAGATAGACATGGTATGCCTGTATTCAGGAAACCTAAAAATCCTGTAATGGGAGTTGATGGGTCGTGGATTAGAAATGGGGCTATAGATTATTGGGAGAATGAGGTGGACTCATTAAAGAGTGATGCAGATGCACTTAACGAATTTTATCGTCAGTTTCCAAGAACTACATCTCATGCGTTTCGTGATGAGAGTAAGTCATCTATATTTAACCTAACAAAGATATACCAACAGATAGACCATAATGATGGACAAATAACTGCACATCATTTAACTAGAGGTAACTTTAATTGGAAGGATGGCATAAGAGATTCCTCTGTTATATTTACTCCTGATAGTAGAGGTAGATTTAATATTAGTTGGATTCCTGCAAAAGGTTTGCAGAATAGGGTGATAGTTAAGAACGGTATCAAGTATCCTGCTAATGAACACATAGGTTCATTTGGTTGTGACTCTTACGATATATCAGGTACAGTTGGTGGAGGTGGCTCTAATGGTGCATTGCATGGACTAACAAAGTTTAATATGGATGATGCACCTAGCAATGAGTTCTTCTTAGAGTATGTGGCTAGACCACAGACAGCAGAGATATTTTTTGAGGAAGTATTGATGGCTTGTGTATTTTATGGTATGCCAATACTTGCAGAGAATAACAAACCTAGATTGCTTTACCATTTTAAGAATAGAGGGTATAGAGGGTTCTGTATGAACAGACCCGATAAGCACTTCAATAAACTCTCTCAGACAGAGCGAGAACTCGGAGGGATACCTAACTCATCTGAGGATGTGAAACAGTCTCATGCGTCAGCTATTGAGTCCTATATTGAAAAGTATGTAGGGTATGATATGGATGGTACATATAGAAGTCCCGATGAAATAGGAACTATGCCATTCACTAGAACACTAGAAGATTGGGCTAAGTTTGATATTAGTGACAGAACAAGATTTGATGCTTCAATTAGTTCGGGGTTAGCTATTATGGCTAACCAAAAACATCTGTATTTACCCGAACAAAAACAATCAAAAATAAGCGTTAACTTTGCAAGGTATAATAACAAAGGTGATACAAGCGAATTAATTACAATAAATGGAAGATAATATTAAAGTAAATATAAACGCCACAGGTTTCCCTACGCAATTTGCTCCCGATTCTGTAAAGGATTCTAAGGAGTTTGGGTTACAGGTTGGTCAAGCTATTCAATACGAATGGTTTAGAAAAGACGGAACTCAATGTAGGTATTACAATCAGTGGCGAGATATGAATCGTCTTAGATTGTATGCTCGTGGTGAACAGCCAATAGCTAAATATAAAAACGAATTAGCTATTGATGGTGACTTATCTTATCTTAATTTAGATTGGACACCTGTTCCTATCTTACCAAAGTTTGTTGACATTGTTGTTAACGGAATGTCTGATAGATTATTTAAAGTGAAAGCATACGCACAAGATGCTATGTCTCAAGCTAAAAGAAATAAATATCAAGATATGGTTGAAGGGCAAATGGTTGCTAAAGACCTATTGCTTACCATAAAAGAAAATACAGGAGTAGACCCATTCACTGTAAACCCTGAAGAACTTCCTTCTACTGATGATGAATTATCATTATACATGAATCTCAACTATAAGCCTGCTATTGAAATAGCAGAAGAGGAGGCTATCAATACTTTATTTGATATTAATAAGTATGAGGATTTACGTAAAAGATATGATTACGATATAACTACTATTGGTATTGCAATAGCTAAGCATGAGTTCTTGCCGGGTGCAGGTGTTAAAATATCTTATGTTGACCCTGCTAACGTAGTATATAGTTATACTGAAGACCCTAACTTTAAGGATTGTTTCTATTGGGGAGAGATTAAAGCTGTACCAATCAATGAGATAAGAAAGATTAAGCCTGATATTACTGATGCAGAAATGGAAGAGATTGCAAAGTATGGTCAGAGTTGGTACAACTATTTTAACGTAGCACAATTCTATAATAATAGTTTATTCTATAGAGACACTTGTACATTATTATATTTTAATTATAAGAGTACCAAAACATTTACATACAAAAAGAAAGTAAATGAAAATGGTAATACTAAAGTAATAGAGAAAGACGATACATTTAACCCACCACAAGAAATGATGGAAGAGGGAGGTTTTGAAAAAATCTCTAAGACCATTGATGTTTGGTATAGTGGTGTTATGGTTATGGGTACAAACTTCTTATTGAAATGGGAAGTTGAAAAGAATATGGTTAGACCTAAGTCTGCTAGTCAGCATGCTATTCCACAATTTGTGGCTGTTGCTCCTCGTATGTACAAAGGTGTTATCGAATCATTGGTAAGACGTATGGTTCCTTTTGCTGATTTAATTCAGCTAACCCACTTAAAACTACAACAAGTTATTTCTCGTGTAGTACCTGATGGTGTATTCATTGATGCCGACGGTCTTAATGAAGTAGACTTAGGTACAGGTAATGCATATAACCCTGAGGATGCTTTACGTTTATACTTCCAAACAGGTAGTGTAATCGGTAGAAGCTATACTCAAGATGGAGATTATAATAACGCTAGAGTTCCTATTCAAGAGTTAAACTCTAACTCAGGTGCTAGCAAAACACAAATGCTTATTGCTAATATGAACCATTATCTAGATATGATTCGTTCTGTAACAGGATTGAATGAAGCTAGAGATGGTTCTACCCTTGACCCTAACTCTTTGGTTGGTGTTCAGAAGTTAGCAGCATTGAACTCTAACACAGCAACAAGACATATTCTTGATGGTAGTCTATATATTTATAGAACACTAGCAGAAGCTTTGTCTTATCGTGTTGGAGATATATTGCAATATGCAGACTTTAAAGATGAGTTTGCAAATCAAATAGGAAAATATAATACATCTATCCTTGAGCAAATCAAGGAACTTTATATTTATGATTTTGGTATCTTCATAGAGGTAGCACCTGATGAGGAACAGAAAGCCCAACTCGAAGGAAACATACAAATGGCTTTGTCGAAGGGTGATATTAATCTTGAAGATGCCATTGACATACGTGAGATTAAAAATCTCAAACTTGCTAATCAGCTACTTAAACTTAAACGTCAAAGAAAGCAAGAGCGTGAGGATATGCAAGCTATGCGTAAAGACGCAATGATGGCTCAGCAACAAATGCAAGTTCAGCAAATTGCTGCACAATCAGCAATGCAACAGATTGAAGCAGAGACTCAATCTAAAATTCAAATTAAGCAAGCAGAGATTTCATTTGAAATTGAAAAGCTTAATAAGGAAGCTGAATTAAAATCTTACTTGATGCGTGAAGAGTTTGACTATAGTATGCAGGTTAAGGGTCTTCAGGAGATGGCTATTAATCAAAGAGACACTGAAAAGGAGAAAGCTAAAGATAAAAGAATTAGTATTCAAAATACTCAGCAGTCTAAGTTGATTAACCAACGTAAGAATAATTTACCACCTATGGATTTTGAATCTAACGAGGATAGCTTAGATGGTTTTGATATGGCAGAATTTGAGCCTAGATAGGTTTAAATGCATATCTATATTTTGTATAACTTTGTAAAAATTAAATCAAATGGAAATTAAAGTAAAAGCTATTGATGGCATTGAAGCCAAATCAATACAGGAAGTAGAAAAAGAATTACTTCAGAAACATGATGAACAATTTAATGATGGTAATGATGAGATTACAATCATTGAAGGTACACAACAACAGGAAGAGGTTGAAGTAAATACAGATGCTGCGATAGTATCTGAGGCTAAGGCAGAGATGAGTGATGCTGACATCTTATCATATATTGGTAACAAGTATGGTAGACAAGTAGCATCGGTAGATGAATTACTTTCTAGCAAAGAAAGAGATGAGTTGCCATCTGATGTTGAAGCGTTTTTGAAATACAAAAAAGAAACAGGACGTGGGATTAATGACTTTGTTAAGTTAAACAAAGATTTTGATTCGATGAACCCTGACACTTTGCTAAGAGAATATCTATCTGTAACTGAAGAAGGTTTAGATTCAGATGATATTGATGCTATGCTTGAGGAGTATTCATACGATGAAGATTTGGATGATGACTCAACAATCAAGAAAGCTAAGTTAGCAAAGAAGAAAGCGATTGCCCAAGCTAAAAAGTTTTTTACTGAGCAGAAGGAAGCATACAAACAACCACTTGAGTCAAGTACGGTTGGGGTTTCTCAAGAAGCAAAGGAACAACTTGAAGCTTATCAGCAATATATGCAGGAGGCTAAGACGTATCAAGAAGAGAGTGAACGTAAGGTACAATGGTTCCAACAGAAAACTGATGAAGTTTTCTCTAATGAGTTCAAAGGTTTTGAGTTCGATTTAGATGGGAACAGAGTGACTTATACTCCCGGAGATGCAGCAGAATTAAAGAAGCTACAATCAACACCAATGAACTTTATTAATAAGTATTTGGATGAGAGTGGATTAATGAAGGATGCAGCAGGATACCACAAAGCACTTTCTGTAGCAATGAATCCTGACAAGTTCGCTAGGTTCTTTTATGAACAAGGTAGAGCAACAGCAATTGATGAGGATATGCGTAAAGCCAAAAATATTGACATGGATATACGTAGAGCACCTGAGGTCATCAATAATGGAGGAATGCAAATTAAAGCAGTTGATTCAGGCTCAGGTAGGAATCTAAAAATTAAAAGTAAAAGAAATAATTAACAATTAAACAATTTAAAAAATGGCAGGTTCAGTATTAAGTACGCCCGGTTATCAGTTACAACCGTCGGCAGAACAGGTGCCTTTAAGCACCAATTACATTACCAACTTCGATTTCATGAATCAGTATCTTCCTGATACTTATGAAAAAGAATTCGAGCGTTATGGTAATCGTACAATCGCATCTTTCTTACGTTTAGTAGGAGCAGAGATGCCTTCAAACTCTGACTTAATTAAGTGGGCAGAGCAAGGACGTTTACACACTAAATACACAGATTGTGAAACTAGTGGAGCAGTAGGCGATGACACAGCTACTATTACAGTTAACGATACCCTTATCCCTTCAGGGGCAGGTGGTATTGCTATCCGTAAAGGTCAGACTGTTTACATTACTTCTAACACAGGTACAGGTGGTAACAAAGGTATCGTATTAGATGTTGATGTTGCAGCAGGTACTTTTGATGTAGCTTACTATGAAGCAGCAGGTCAAGTATTTGGCGATGTAGCTTTAACAGTATTCATCTATGGTTCTGAGTTTAAGAAAGGTGTTAACGGAATGCAAGGTTCTTTGGAATCTGATGACATCTTCTTCGAGAACTCTCCAATCATCATCAAAGATAAGTATGCAGTATCAGGTTCTGATATGGCTCAAATCGGATGGGTTGAAGTAACTACCGAAAATGGTGCAACAGGATACTTATGGTATCTTAAATCAGAGCACGAAACTCGTTTACGTTTCGAGGATTACTTAGAAACCTCAATGATTGAAGCAGTTCCTGCTGAAACAGGTTCAGGTGTTGCTACTCAAGTTGTTAACGACCAAGTAGGTAACAAAGGTTCTGAGGGTATCTTCTACGTAGTAGAGAATCGTGGTAACGTATGGGGTGGTGGAAACCCAACTACATTAGTTGATTTCGACTCAATCATCTCTCGTTTAGATAAGCAAGGTTCTATCGAAGAAAACGTAATCTTCGTTAATCGTGACTTCGGTTTCGACATCGACGATATGTTAGCTTCATTGAACGGTTATGTATCAGGTGGTTCTTCTAACTCTGCATCTTTCGGTTTATTCGATAATGATGTTGAGATGGCTTTGAACTTAGGTTTCTCAGGATTCCGTCGTGGTTATGACTTCTACAAGTCAGATTGGAAATACCTTAACGACCCAACCATGCGTGGTGGTTTAGTAGGTGCAGGCGTTGTAAAAAGTGGTTTGTTAGTTCCTGCAGGTTCTACAACTGTTTATGACCAAATTCTTGGTAAAAACGCTAAGCGTCCATTCTTACACGTACGTTATCGTGCAACTGAAGTTGAGGACAGACGTTACAAAACTTGGATTACAGGTTCAGCAGGTGGTGCACAGACTAGCGATTTAGATGCTATGGAAGTGAACTTCTTGTCAGAAAGAGCAGTATGTACCTTAGGTGCAAACAACTTCTTCTTGTTCCAAGCGTAAGTTTATAATTAGGGGAGTGGAGCATTCTGCTCCCCTTATTTTTTTATCAAATTAAATTATATCAAATGTCAGTAAAAACAACTCCTGTAGACAAGGTCTACCGATTAACTAGAAACGCAGCACCATTATCTTTTATGCTGCCTTCAAAAAACAACAAGCGTTTCCCTTTATTATATTTTGATGAGACAACTAATAGTAACCGTCCATTAAGATATGCTGTAAATCAAAAGTCACCTTTTGAAGACGAGCAAGATGGTAATGCAATTTTAGAACCAATCATCTTTGAAGATGGTTTCTTGAGAGTTCCAAAAAACAATCCTGTGCTTCAGCAATTCCTATATTACCATCCCGGTAATGGTATTGTATTTACAGAAGTAAATGAGGAGAAAGACGCAGCTAAACAGGTTGAAGAATTAACTGCAGAGGTTGATGCTTTAATTGAAGCACGTCAATTATCTGTCGAACAATTAGAGACTCTTGGTCGTGTATTGTTTGGTAAGGATACATCTAAGATTAGTACAGCAGAATTAAAACGTGATATGCTTATCTATGCTAAGAGACATCCAAAGCAATTCCTAAATGCATTGCAAGACCCAATGGTTAAGTTACAATCAAACGTACACTTATTCTTTGATGCCAAGTTATTAGCGTTTAGAAATAATAAAAAAGAAGTATTTTTTAATACGAGTTCTAACAAAAAGAAAATGTTATCAGTTCCATACGGAGAAGACCCGATGTACTTTGTTACATCGTACTTACAAAGTGATGATGGTATAGATGCACTTCGTATGTTGGAAGGCGAATTAGGTTTATAATAAGTACAATTAAGTTTGTTTAAAGATGAGGGGGTTCACAAGACCCCCTTTCTTTTTTTTCTTATCTTTGTGAAAACATTATATAATGATTAACTCAGTAAGAAATACAGTATTGTCTGTTCTGAATAAGAACAACTACGGATATATATCTCCGTCTGATTTTAAC